ACTAGAAAGGTCTGCTTCAATCTTGACTACCAGTTTATCTAGTTCAGTTGCCATTAGTTATCTGGGTACAGCTCCATTAGTTCGTTTAACTCGTCTTTGTCCATTGGTTTATCCTTGTTGCCACCATTGAACTCACTAAATCCTTTTATCGCTAGAGTTATTTCGGTAATGCTCATATCCCAAAATACTGCTGGATTAATACCTATCATTCCTACACATACCTCTATCCATCTTTGGTATGGTAGTTCAGCTTCTTCGTCTATTCCTCTACTGGACTTTTTTTTTCGTCAACAGTATCGTCATCAACATTTAAAGCCAAAGTTACCAACTCTCCAGCCATCTTAATAGCTTCCAACAAGCCAATTTGTGCAATCATTCCTTTAACTTCTTTGTCCTGTAGATTATTTCCACCAGACCTTAGAGCTAAAGTTATAACAGATATAATTTCTGTCATAGTAATATCTGCCTGTGCCAACTTGTTACCTAGCTTCAAAATACTGCAATTCAATGCTTGTTCTATCCTAATAATCGTATCAAGGCTCATTCTTGCCTTGTACTCGTCATCATTAAACTTTAGTAGCTTTTCTGCTTTCAGCCTGTTTATGCTCATTGTTTTTCTCCGTATTAGTTAAAATAACAATTACTTCATCTCTATCACCAAGATTCTTAGCAAAGTTGATTGTGTAAGATTTCTTGTCAATTTTGATTACATCTGTATCTTTGAATCCCTTGTAATAAGGAATTTCAATTTCAACATTGTTTTCGCCAATGTTTACTTGTGCGTCTATTTTCTTAGAGCCAACTTCAATAGCTTTTAATTCCCAAGCCATAATAATCTCCTAAGTTATACTGTTGCAAATGTGATCGCACCAGCCGATTCAAAAGACATTGAGTAAGTAACTTCCCCATTATAACTTCCAGCATATTCAATACTTGTTACTTGAAACGCACCTGTAAAGGTTGCAAAGTCTGGCACAAGTAATTGGAAATTACTAAATGTTGAAGCTGAAAAAGCTGTTCTTACACTAGCTTCACTCGCTGAATCAGTAAATACACCAGAACCACTTATGCTAAAACTTTGAATACCAGCGTCAGCTAATAATGTTCTTACTTTTGCTGAATCTTTATTTGTTACATCTATTGTTTCTGCGTTCATTGTGATAGAAGTATCTCTAAGACCAGCAACACTTGTAAATGTTTCTGGGCTACCAGCATTTCCTATCTTGACAAGTAACGCACTTCCTTTTTGTACTGCCATAATTTATCTCCATTAAAATTAACTATCATACACAATCACCGATAATGTTAGCACCCCATGTCTAGTAATTCCATCATTTTCTACAAGTGTAATTGTGTTCCTTACTTGACTTACTACCATATTTGCACCAGATACAGAATATGTGGTGTCGTGTAGTAACTCATAAATTCTTTCCATTGCGTCTGATATTTCTTTTTTTCCTCTATATGTACTCCAAACATCTATGTCTACATCATACTCATTTCCATCTAAAGTTTTTGTTCCTCTATTGATTACACTTATATTGCCAATCACAACATATGGATAAGATGTATTCTGTGGCACATTATCAAATATTTTGTTATTACCAACAATACCATCTAATGTGCTGTCGCCATTTAAGGTTGAATATAGTATTGTTTGTAAGTCAAAAGAATGGAAGCTCATGTGATTTTAATATTCCCCAAAGATATATCTTTAAATTTTTTATTCGCAAATTGCTTAGTATCTTTAAATGCTTGTGATTCTTCACCCATAAAAGGTCTTTGCAATCCACCTCTAGCAAAACTTTGTTCTAATATATTTGCATAACTAACTCTTGTTTGAACTGCTGAAAAATGTCTATTCTTTGTTGCTGGTTCTACAAAAAAACTATTGACCAATCTTCCTGTATCAATAGCTGGTGGATTGTCTTTTGTGGAAGCTCTGTGAACTTTACCACCTCTTATATAAGATTTTCCGTCTTTCGGAGTTTGTTGCATACCAAGCATAATATGATTCCTAAACATATTGGCAACTTTGTTTAAATATGTAGCAGTTTTCATATCATATAAATCTAAGGCTTTATCAGTCTTTTGTTTTATTTTAGATTCTACCTTGACTTTGACTGTCATTAAGTTGCTACCCCTTCCTCTGCGTCTATAATCTGGTATCTTTCTTTACCCTCTAACAAAGAAGCCACATGCTGAATATTAAATAATTTAGAGTTGTAACTGATTCTATGTTTTGGTGTCAATGATGAAACATATCTTATGGTGAAACGATAATTACTCCTAGCTTCTAATTGATCTCCAAAACTATTCTCTGAACCAGATAAGTTTTCTACTTTAGCCCATACTGTATTTGCTGTTGAAAAAGAAGCTACTTGACCACCACCAGAATCAGTAGATGTTCCAAGTGATTGGATAACAATTCGGTTTCTCATTTCGCCTATCATTACGCACCCATTTGTCCTACATATTGAGCTTGACCTCTATATGGATTGACAGATAAAGATTTAATTCTATAAGCCTGTAATAATTGTGTTGCACTTGTTGGAGCTAAAACTCTTTTGCCATCTAGTAAATCTCCTCTATGCTCAAAGAGATAAGCAGAATATTCCAAACAAGCTGATTTAATATCATAAGGAACTGCTGTGGTTGCTCCATATCCAGCCACATATTGAATCTCCAACCCATTGGCAACTCTTAAACTTGTTGGATAGCTTTTGCCTTTTCTTAACACTATCTTTGCTGGAACACTTACACTATCTAAGTAATAATTTGAACTAGCAAAAGTGGTGGCTGTATCTGCGTCATCATAAGATTTGATATGAGTTACACTTGTAACAGGGCTTTTTGGTAACAAGATATTTTTAGTGCTGATGTTTCTGTCAATGCCAACATACATGCCTTCTTGTAAAGGTATATCAACATCATAAATAGAATCTATAAACAGTTGATAAGTAACTGTGGTCAAAGTTCTATTGGTGTATTCTTTAGCCCAATTATGAACCGCTCTTTCTATCAATGCGACAACTGTATCATCATCAGAAGAATCTATTTTGTTCCAAGCCTTAATCTCTGCTTGAGTTACTGCGTATGCTGTTTCTGCGGTGTGAACTTTTAATCCAGCCATTTAGTTTCTCCTAATCTGCTTCTGCTATGGTGTTACCGTCTGCTACCCATTCTTGAATTGCTTGTTGGTCTGTGTTTGCTGTGTCTAGTGGAACATTATAAATAATACTATTAGCAACAACAATGTATTCACAAAGCTCACTATTATATTCTACTTTTTTAACTGATTCTATTTCTTCTATATTTATCATAATTATAACTCCGAAGTTGCTGTCCAATGCCAATAAATATTACCTACTGCGGGAACACCTGTATTAAAAATCAAAGCATGTTTATTGGTATTAAATGTGTTGTTTACAGTAAAAGCATTGGTATCTCCACTACCCTCATAACCAGCTTTTCCTACTGTACCTGTTGCTGGGTTATAAAAAACTTTTGTAGGAACGGCTCTCATAGCAGTTTCAAAATTTAAGTTGTATCTAAATGTATTACCTGTTGTTGGTATATAAATCATATAAGCACCATCAGTTGCAACTGACCCTGCTACAACACCATAAGTATAACTTTGCTGATAATATCTTTTGCATCTTAATAAACTATCAGCAAACGATTCATGTTGGAAAGATGGTATGGTTGATGAAGTGTACTCGCCTACTTCCATCTGAATCCCTGTAATAAAAAAATTATTACTTGTACTATCTGCAACATTAACTTGTCCGACATACGCATTGGAAGCCGTATAACTAGCCCAAGAAGTTGCTAATGTGCCACTTGTGTAATTACTACCAGCAACTAAAAGCCATTGCAGTTGAAAGCCAGAACCATTATCATCATTGATTGTGCCACTTGTATCACCATCAAAATTTACTATATGATTTTCCCAAGTATTGGCAGAACTCACCGTATATGCTTTTGCTATGTGTCTGTTGCCGTCTGGTGCAGTAATAGATAATATATGAGTGCCTGTTTTAGGACTTTTCACCCAAAAAGAAAAAGTAATTTTTTTAGCATTTGATGTGCCATATCTTAATAATTTCAAATCTTGTGCTTCTACATGATAATCTAAAGAGCCTAATGTACCAGCAGAAGGAGAATCTTTTGCAGTCGTAACATCATACTTTAAACTTTTGGTAAATCCATATCCAGATGGAACATCTGTGCTTTGACTTATGGTATATGTACCAGCGTCATTTAATTTTTGTTTCATTCTATCAACTGTATAATATCCATCAGAGCTTTTTCCTGTAACACTTGTTGCTCTTTGAGCTACTTTCATATCACCGTTTATAATCATTGGTTGTGCATTTGGTCTTAATGAATCGCCACCAACATCTGCAAAAGATAAATTTCCAGAACCATCTGTTACTATGCCTTGATTTGCAGAGCCATCTGCGTTTGGCAATACCCAAATTTTATCTGCTGATAAAGCTGGTGCTTCAAAACCAACATAGTTTGCACCTTCATAAAATCTTAATTCATTATTAGAGCCACCAATAGATAGGTTTCCAGCAGTCGTTAAAGCTCCACCATCTGCTATGGTAAGTGCGTCATCTCCATCTGTAAACTCTATTAATGCTGTTCTTACTGAATCAGATTTAAAATATTCTACTGTGTCGTTACTTTGATCTAATTCAGCTATTGGGATATTTCCATCATTATCTTCATTACGAATATATAAAATATTTGCAGAAGTATCATACCAAAGTTGATTAGCAAAAGTTGTTGATGGTGCTGAACTACCAGAGCTTGTACTTGCCAATGCTTGTAATGCTGAATTAATGTCAGCCCTTGTATTCGGAAAGGTCTGGTTTGCTATGGTAAAATCATTCTGGCTCATTTTTTTACTCCCTTAAAATAATTCTTAGATTATCATAATAATTTTAAATTAACTACTCTCTAAATATCCATATCCTTTGGCAACATAACTAAAATCTTTTGCTACTGCACTTCCTGTTCCTGTGCCTTGATAAAAGTTTATGGTAAATCCAGTTGCTGATTTACTTGATATAACATAATGCTGATTTTGGTCTAAGTCATCTATTGTTAAGCCTAGCCCTTGCAACTCTTTAAAAGCTGGACTAAATGTTATTGTTTTTCCACTTGTGGGAGCTTCTACATTATCCTCTGCAACAGTTCTGTCTGGCATATCAATGGTCGCTGACAACACAGAAATCGCTGGTGTTGAATCTGCATTGGTGGTGGTCAATTTTGCTCTTAACTTAATATATCTGGCTTTATAATTACCTAAAACATAGTCTTGATAATCAGTATAGGTAGAATTGTCATTAGAGGTTGATATTTGGATTTTTGCGTCTACATCATCAAATTCGGTATAGCTACCATCAAAATTACCTTCTTGGCTGTCAAATAGCCCTTCAAAGCTGTCAAACAGGCTGTTTGCGTTGAATCTACTGCTGGTCATAGAGGTTGTTACATATGAATTAAAAATACCACCTAAATCTATTGGGTTAGAATTAAATTCATAAAAACCATCTAAGTTATTTGCTACTTCTCCACCGTCATCAAAGTTCCCCAAAGCAGAATCAAATAAACCAGAATGGTCATCAAATAATTCTCCTAATATTATCTGTAAAAAATTTGTTCCATCTCTTGTTACAACTTCCACATCTGTCTTTGTTCCAGCAAATCCTGTGGATTCTGTTGTTGTGGTTACTGCATTGAAGTCATCTGCAATCTGATTTCTTATAACTGCTTTTTTGGTAGATGTAACAGAAGTTATCCCCAAGACATCAACAGCTTTAATCATGTATGTTCCTGTTTGAGCTGGTAAAGATATTTGATTAGTCGCTTTAGAAATGTAATTTGCAATTATACTAGCACCAGCATAAACAGGGCTTGATGTGGCTGGAGTGTGCCTAATAATATAATGTGATAAATCTAACTCGCTATTTGCAGTCCAAGAACACACAGCTAAATTATTGACAATATTCACAGAAAAATCTGCGACATCTGCTGGTGGTGCTGTCTTTCCTACTACTTCGTGATTAGCTGATGTAAAAGTAGAAGCAACATTAAACGCATTAATTGACCTTGCTCTAACCTCATAAGTCTGTCCATCTTCTACATCTTTAATTTCAAACTTCATAGAAGTTCCAACAGTCTTTGCTCTACCTATACTTGTATATTCTGTGTCTGTTGATGTATTCCTATATTCAACTTCTATTTCATTAGTTGTGCCTTGACTGGAAGCTACTTTAATAACAAGAATAGTAGATATAATTCCAGAATATGCTCTCATAATATCACTTAACTCAACAGATGGAGCTGATACTGTTTCTGCTGTTGGCAGAATAGTATTGTCAGAAATAAACTCTGATTCTTCTGCACTCCAATCCCAAACACTAGATGATGTTTCTTGCAATACCAAATCAATACCTACATCAGTTTCATCTGATACAAAAGTCCAATCTGCAACTTGAAATATTTTTGAACTAAATCCTAGCCTAGAATTATTAATAGTAACTGTATCGCCAACCTGTAATTTAAAAGCAGACAACTTACATGGTGCTTGAATAACCATTTGCTGTCTATTTTTAAATAACACAACTTTAGCAATTCTTTGAGCCATTGTTGATGATATGGTAAAAGGCA